TTCCTCGTCGCTGCCGGTGCATCATCAGTCGTCAGTCAGCAGGACGCCTCTACCGCACGCACAACGCTTGGCCTCGGTACGCTTGCCACACAATCACCAACAGGCACGCCAGACGGCACCAAGTTTTTGCGAGACGATTTTTCGTGGCAGACTGTCACGGTCGGCATCACATCACTCGGCGGACTAACGGGAGCAACGCAGACCTTTGCAACAGGAACAAGCGGAACTGACTTCGCCATCAGCAGTAGCGGAACGACTCACACCTTCAATATCCCAGACGCTAGTGCAACGAACCGAGGATTAGTCACGACAGGAACGCAGACGTTTGCGGGACAGAAGACATTCGCCTTGGGTGCGATCACGGCAAGCACGCCATTGACGTTTACGCAAACGTGGAACAACGCCGCCACGACCTTCACCGGCATGCTTGCCAACGTCACCGACACCACTAGCAACGCCGCTAGCCTGTTGATGGATTTACAGGTGGGTGGGAGTAGTAAGTTCAGGGTAGGGAAGGGCGGTTTTGTTTCAGTTGACCCAGGCACCGGAGGCCCAATTCGGTACTCTTTTGTTGGGCAAACAACATCGGGGCTTGGCTATTTCAATAATGGCTTGTTGGCATATGCTGCAAATGTTTATTACTACCTATCAGTCGGGGGCATTTCATCACCGTCCGCTTCCTATATTGGATGGACAAGTTCTGCCGACTCAACCACCAATCCCGATCTAACACTTTTCCGCGATGCTGCAAATACCCTAGCCCAACGTAACTCCACCAACGCCCAAACCTTTCGCATTTACAACACCTACACTACGGCGACCAGTTATGAGCGAGGAAAGCTCGAATGGGCATCCAACGTGTTTCGAATTGGCACCGAAAAAGGTGCTGGTGGTGGTAGTGCTAGGGCACTAGAGTTGCAGACGGACGGAACAACAAGATTGACGATTGATTCAACAGGGCTGACAACCTTTAGCGATGCTTGCAACATCGCATTCAACACAACAACCGGAACCAAGATCGGAACAGCAACAACGCAAAAACTGGCGTTCTGGAATGCGACGCCTGTTGACCGTCCTGACACTGTAACAGATGCTGCAACACAGGATCTCACCGGATCAGACACTGTGGATCGCGTCAAAGTCGAGGCGGATTTGACAAGCTGCAAAACTGCCATCAACACCATCATTGATCGTCTTCAAGAACTTGGACTCATAGCTTAGGACTTTGAATAATGCCGTACCCAACACCAGAACTACAATTTGATGCATTAGAACACGCTCGCAATAAGATCCTGCGAGCCAATCAGTTTCAGGAGATGGTGATCCAGCAATATCGGTCTGCGTATGATGACTTCTGGGGCGTGAGCGAAGCAGGCGGAAGTCGATACAGCGTTGCCCAAATGCAGGCTGTTCTCGATGCTATGCCACAGGCAACCGCACAGGATATTCTGCAAGACTCTGCCTCATTTAACTCGTACATTCAGTCGGCATATCCTGACGCTCTCCCTGAGAAATACAGGAACACGGCTTTTGAGTATACCCTTGGACCGAGCGGCATCACGGTCACAGGATTGCGAGACGCATGGATGATGCCAGCACCGAAGGAAGAAGAAAATGCAGTTGTCACTGAGTAAAGAAGAACAGCAGTTGTTGATTGCAGCGATTGATTCTGCAATCAAACATGCTCCGAGCAGTTTGCAGGCATCAGCAGCACTGCTGCCTCTTGCGTCAAAGATCAATGATCTCAAAGAAGATGAACCGAAGGCCGAGTCATGACCACACAGTACGCTGATCTCTCGACTGTCTCGGGACAAACATTGACGGCCAATCTGTTTGCAGTCGATGGTGATACTATCCTTTTCACGGCAGATAGTGTAACCGAGCGAACCAACGCAAAGGGCGTGTATCGCTGCACGTTTGGCGAAACATCAGCCATCAGCGGTACGTTTCGCCTGATCATGTTCAGTGGTGCTGTTCCGATGGCGTCGGGGATCAGGGTATTTGCAGGGGCTGACACGGAAGTTGCTGTCGAACAAGGGTTTGTGACTGGGGTTGCCGCCAACGCAATCACAGCATCATCCCTTGCGACAGATGCAGTTGGCGAGATTGCGGATGGTGTCTGGGACGAGGCCTACAGCGGCCACACCACAGCAGGCACATACGGGGGGCGGATTGTCCGAGCCACAAGCAGCAATGTCGAAGTACAGATCACTGGCAGCAACCATATCGCCGCCGATGTGCATGAGTTCCAGACTGGCGTGATTGAGGCAACAGACTTTGTGGCAGGTGCAATCACGTCCACAGTTATCGCAGCCGATGCAATCACATCGAGTCAACTGGCAGCCAGTGCTGTGACGGAGATTCAGAGTGGCTTGGCGACAACAACCCAGCTCACGACTGTCGAAGGCAAGATTGATACTATCGACAACTACGTCGATACGGAAGTGGCTGCGATTAAATCAACCACAGACAAACTTGACACAACCGTCGAATTGGATGGTGCCGTTTATCGGTTTACTACCAACGCACTGGAACAAGCACCTAGTGGTGGTGGCGGCAGCACTGATTGGACAGCCAACGAGCGTACAGCAATTCGCACTATTCTTGGTATTCCCGGAGCAGGCACTACACCTGCTGATCCTGTAGACGGCGTTCTGTACGACATTAAGCAGAAAACTGATCAAATAGGATCTGTTGGTGCCATTACCTCATTGCTTGCAGGTGCAGTCCTCGAACCCGGCACCATCACTTCTTTCCCAGAAATTATCACGATAGGAGATTCGTACACGGTTCAAAATGGCCGCTCAATCAACATTCCAATCGTAGATACAGACGGCAACCCAATCTCTACTACAGGATCACTTAACTTTGCTGATGCAACAGCATACTTTACAATCAGCAGAGCAAATGAGACTGACCCTGCAAGAATCATCACAGGAACAGCAACCTTTGTTGATCCTCCGGGAACAGGAACCTCCGCCGCAGAAACACCCTATGCCCGCATCGAACTTTCTTCCTCAGAAACTTCTAAAGGGTTACTGAAGTACAAATACAGTGGCGTATTGACATTTGTGTGGCCCGGAACAGGAACAGAAACAATGTCATTCGAAACTGAAACAATCACCTTCGATAACTGAAAACCGACACCCCCATGTCCATTCAGCTAGACGTTAAGCCTTGGCAGTCGTACATCAAAGGCAATGTGCAGATCGACATACCTGATCCAATCTATGAAAACAATAAGTTGATTGGCTGGAGAAAGTTGAAGATTCAACTCTATGACGTTTTGACATACCTGCCGGATTACGATCCGTTTCAATCAGCAGACGATTACTATTTCGATACAGAAGAAGTAATTCGTATGCTCGACTTCATTGTGACAGAATGCTGCTTTCCAGAAGGTTATCTGACAGGATTGCCATTTGTGCCAGAACGCTGGCAGGTTGCTGTCTACTGCAACCTGTTTGGCTGGAAGCACAAGGAAACACATCTCCGCAGATACAGAGAATGCTTCATTCTTGTCCCACGAAAGAATGGCAAAACTGCTGGCTTTGGATCAATTCTGAGTCTGTATATGTTTTTCTGTGATCAGGAGAAACGTAGCCAAAATTTCTGTTGTGCAGCAGACGTTGAACAGGCGTCTGTCAACTTCCATCACTGTCGGTACATGATCGAAAACAACCCTCGGTTATTAAACCGTTTGAGAGACAAGAAGGTTTACAGGTCTACTCGATCATTTGAGCATACTGATGGGGCAACATTCAAAGTTCTTTCTTCTGTTGCAGAAACTAAACACGGACTGTCACCAAACTTCGCCTACATAGACGAAGTACATGCTCATGACAGTAGTGAATTGATCGACGTAATGATTACAGGTACAGCAGCACGCCAACAACCCCTGATTGTTTACACAACCACAGCCGACTATGATCGCCCATCCGTTTGCAACAGTCTGTACGACAAAGCAAAAGCCATTGCTACAGGTCGGCAATGGGAACCATCTTTTCTTCCAGTCATCTACGAGGCATCGCTACAGGATAATTTCTGCTCAGAAAGTGTCTGGAGGAAAGCAAATCCAAACTACGGCAAATCCATCACCAAAGATTACTTTGAGCGAATGGTTAGAAATGCCCAGCAGAACCCGTTTGAACTCAACCGATTTCTGAGACTGCACCTCAACATTCGTACCAAAACAGAAACAGCATGGATACCGTCATTTGTCTGGGCTAAAGGAAACCCGTCAGAAGAAGAACCTTTACTGTCACTTGTCAGAATTAAGGAATGGCTGAAGGAACACTACCGTTGGAACAACATTGCCAACGACCATTCTTTCAACAGCCCTCAGACAGAAATCAAGATTGCCAAGTACCAAGCCTATTGGTCGTGGTTTATCCGTCAATGTGAAACACTTAGAGACGAAGAATGCTACGCTGGCTACGACAATTCCTCAGTCAAAGACCTTGCTGCTTTAAGCCTGTGGTTTCCGAAGTACGGTGTCATTCTGCACTGGTCATGGTGTCCAGCCGCATCAATTCATCAGCGTTCTCAAGAGCAAAACATTCCATACAACAACTGGTGGGAAGCAGGTGTACTCAACTCCACATCGCCACAGGATACGGTCGATGAAAATGAAATTATCACCGCTATGCTTGGCGATGACTCCTGCCCCGGAATCCTGACATATTTCAACGGTTGTCGTGAAGTATGTTTTGACAGATGGGGAGCACATCACATATACACGTCGTTAAAACAGTACGGATATCCGGCAAGAGCTTACCCTCAATCCTACGCCGGAATGAACGAACCTTGCCGTAAAATGGAGGCATTGATTACTGATCAACAGTTACATCACGGAGGCAATCCGCTGCTGGACTGGGAAATCAGTAACGTCGTTCTGACTCAAAACAAAGACGGTCAGGTTCGTCCTGACAAATCCAAGTCAACCAACAAGATCGACGGTATTGTTTCTTCTCTCATGGGGATCGGCTCATGGCTGTACCCGGAAACTGAGACAATCACTGACATCAGGGGACTCAGATAAATGTTTGGATGGTTCAAACGAAACAAGCCCCCGATGCCCCATGCTGCAATCAACACCTTGATTGATGCAGCTTGGAACAGCAACGCAATGACGTGGGAAAACCTTTACGGTATCCTGAATCACGAGAAAATGGATCACACCCAGACAACGGCTGCTTTACGTTTGTCTGCGGTCAAATGTGCTTTGGACATCTACACCGGCATGATCGGTGCAGTCCCTCGCCGCATGTACGGCTTAGAACAGGGCACGCAAAAGAAGAACCGAATCATCTCAACTATTGAGCATCCGGCATCTCGCCTGTTCTCACACTATTTCAACCCAGAACTCTCCGCAGACGACGCACTGCTTCTGATCACATACGACATGCTGATGGACGGCAACTGTTACTTTCTCAGAGAGTATGACGCACAGAACCGAACATCCCGCTTGTATTACATTCACCCTTCCAGAATTCCTCGTGGCAACATCTTCAGAGCCACAGGACAGGAAAGCCTGACATCAGGAAGAAAAGCAGCAACAGGCGAATTGCTGTACAGGATTGACACAGGATACTCAGTTCGCGATGTCAACGTAGAACCTCTGCTGATTTCTCGCAGTGACATTGTTCATTTCAAGGGTAAGGTGATTGACGCAGAGTATCACCGAGGCCAAGGCTTCATTGCAAACAGTCAAAAGTCTTTAGACCTGTATCGAGCATCAGAAGAATTCGGCTGGAGGTTCTATTCTCGTGGCATCGCCACCCAGATGTTTCTGACAACAGACAACAGGCTGGCACCTGAAGTTCTCAAACGATTGGAAGCAAACTTTGCTGAAGATCCCAATGCTCCACTGGAAGATGTATTTCGTACACGCATTTTGGAACAGGGTTTGAAACCTGTTCACATGGGCATTCCTTTTCAGCATCTGCAATTCATTGAAACTCGTGCATTCAGTGTCGAAGATGTTGCCAGAGGTTTGAACATTCCTCCGATCTTGTTGCACAGCTACATGGGCACACAAGCCTCTGGCACAGACTTGTCTCAAGCCATCGCACTGTTTATTCAGACAGGCATTGGCCCGTTCATCAATCGACTGACCAATCTGTTTCGAACAGAGCTACTTCCTCTGCCGTCACAGATGCTTTATTCATTTGAGTTTGAGACATTGTACTTGTATCGCAATGTCATCGACAGATTCAGCACAGCCCTCCGCAACTTGTTTGAGATTGGCATTCTGGATAGAACAGAAATTCGTTCACTGCTGGGCACGTTTATCGACCCTTCAGATCCTGCTGCAAATCCACGGTATGTCCCTGTCAACCTGATGACGGTTGAACACTCGCTGTACCTCGAAGAACAGGCTCGCCTCAACAACGAAACAGCATCCTCTCAGTTGGAAATGCTTGACCTTCAGAAAGAGAATCAACGTAAAACCAATGAAGGCATGACACTCCCACAGGAACAGTCAGATAATTCAGAGGATGCAGAAGATCCTGAAGAACCAGACATTGAAGATGATGACCAGCCAGACATGGACAAGTCGCCATCTGATGAAAACATTGACAAACGCTTACGCACAGCCGACAACGCTGTCCGTCAAGGCTTTATCAATGTCGTCAATGGTCTTAAGCAGTATGAGGCAAGAGTCATCGGTCAAAAGCAGAAATCACGACCAGATGATTTTGATACTGCCAAGAATGAGTTCTATTCAGCAGAAGGTAAGTTTGCTCAAATGCTGAATGAACAACTCATGCCGTGGCAGGGATTATTTGCAGCAGTAAACCAGACTGATCCTGTTGATCATCTGATAGCAACTTGGTTACAGAATCAGATTCTCCCGGAGAACTATCATGAAGTCTCTTGTACTCAACCGTAAGTCCATGCCAAACGGCAACAGCCTTGAGTGTCAGGTAACATTCAACCAGTCGGACGAAATGCTGATCTACGATGTGATCATGCCTCAACGCTGGTCAGACGAAGACACATCAGTGACTCCCTCTGTCGTCATGGATTTTTTGAAAGACGCACCATCAGACCTGACTGTTCGCATCAATTCATCAGGGGGTGAAGTCGGATCTGCACTGACAATCTACAATCGCCTGCTTGAGCATCCGGGCAAAGTCACCACTATTGTTGACGGCTACGCTTTCTCCTCGGCAGGCTGGCTTGCCCTCGCCGGTCAGAACAGGCAAATCTGTAATGGTGCATTGTTCATGATGCACAACCCTTACCTCGACGCCCGTATTGATAGTGCAGAGGAAATCGACAATGTTCGTAATCGCTGGGAATCCCATCGGCAATCCATCGTAGATATTTTTACCACCAGAACTTCCATGACGGCTGATGAAGTCACCAACATGATGAAGTCTGAAACTTATATGTCAGCACAGGAATCTGTGGATAAAGGATTATTCCACAGCATTCGCAACGGCAAACCACAAACCGCCATACTCAACTCGCTTCGCATTCCACAAGAGGCTCTTAACAAAGCCATTATTTCATCTTCAGAAACATCCAAGCTGCGTCAAAGAGCTTTGAATCTTCGCAAACAATTTCTTGTAAAATAATTTGACACCACAACTCTGATCTGTTGTATTGCATAAATCTGTCTGCCCACAGCAACGCACATAAGCAGGCAACTGGCGTTAATCACTTCTGCCATCAAAGGCAGTGAACCTCACACCGGAGATTTTCATGACTTCACCAAAGCACGACGACATCACCAAGATGACCGTCAACCAACTTCAGGACGAGCGAACCCGCCTGATCACCTTGACTGAAACTTTCGACGCAAAAGGCGATAAGCTGTCAACGGAAGATGCAGAAGCCTACTCACAGGCACTCGACCGCATTGAAGCTGTTCAGAATGCCATGACCAAGACCCCCGTTGGTCTGGGAGAACGACGATCTGCTCTGCTGGCAACAACAGCAGTCGCCAACGCCGCAAACGGTCTTGTCGTCAATCTGTCACAGGGCATTCAGTCTCGCCCGCGATGGGAAGATGACAAGGACAAGTACGGCTTCAACACTCAGCAGGAATTCCTCGGTGCAGTTATCAACCTGTACCGTGACAAGAATCCTGACAAAGCAGACCCTCGACTGAAGCGAGCAGTGATGGACGCTGTTGGCTCTGACGAGTTCAGCAAAGCCAACTGGGAATCTCTCGGGGTCACTGTACCTCGTGGATTCATCAACACCGTTCTGCAACTGGAACCTGAAGCAGATCGCTTCACGTCACTCATGACCCGCATTCCAATGAATGCCCCGGTCGTTGACATTCCGGCACGAGTGGACAAGGATCACACCACCAGCGTAACCGGTGGATTCCGCATCTACCGTGGCAAGGAAACTCAGGCACCCACGCTCAGTAAGTCTGAGATGGAAATGGTCAGCCTGAAGGTCCATGAGCTGAACGGTGCTGCCGCAGTGACCAATCAGTTGATGTCTGACAGCCCGCTGTCTATTGCAGCTCTGATCGACACAGGATTGCGTCAGGAAGCACGCTCTTACCGCATGGACGAATTCCTGAACGGTAACGGCATCGGTCGTCCTCTTGGCTGTCTGCACAGCAACAATGCTGCCAAACTGACTGTCCTGCGAGAAAATGGTCAGGCAACGACAGCCATCGTCAACGGCACGAACGTCCTCAAGATGCGTCAGCGTGTCTGGGGTTATGAGAACGCTGTGTGGCTCTGCTCACTCGATCTCTACCCGACAATCTTCACGCTGAGCATCGAATCGCCAAACAACGCTGGTCTGGTCAAACTGTTCTACCCGTCCACAGGTCCAGAACTGCCAGATACCCTTCTGGGTCGTCCTGTGATCTGGACGGAATACATGAACGGTATTACCAGCGGTCAGGATGGCAATGTCATCAGCGAATGGAATGACAACTTCTTCGCCTGCGTCAACCCAACGCAGATGCTGTACGGGGAACGAGGAACGGGCACCCTGACCCGCTCAATCCATGTACGCTTCCTCGAACGTGAAGAAGTGTTCCTGTTCACCTCATTCGACGATGCCCGTCCGTGGTGGAAGAGTGTCTTCACGCCGAAGAATGGAGGACTCACACAGTCACCATTCGTTGTGCTGTCCAAGACAACCGCCTGACACTGACTTGACACCCCCATTCTTTTCCTTCTCAGAAACTCATGAGGCATAAATAATGGCAACTCAAAAGTTCACTCACCTCAGTTCCAAGAGCCTGATTAAAGCTCTTGGTACGCTGACAATGAACGGTTCCATCGGCAATGCTTACGTTGCCACAGAGCTGTTCAACAAAGCAATGCTCGTGATCAACGATGCAACGCTTACAGGCTCTTTGACAGTCACTGTGACTGGCAATGCAGCAGCCGCTGGAAACAGCACTCACACAGTCATCAAAACTGTCGTGTTCAATCAGTACACGACGGACATGAGTGTGGAAGTTGACAGCGAAGAAGTCAGCTATGCAGAAGACGCAGCAGGGGCATCTTTCCTGTCTGTCTGCTTCCGTCTGACTGGCACCAACACCAACACGCTCAAAGCAGCAGTTCAAATTGATCCACTGCATCAGCGTGGCGATCTGACAGCAACCGGCACCGGTACGCTGACATGATTTTAGCCCAGAACTGGTTGCTCTGATCTCCTCTCTATCAGGGCAATCAGTCTGGCGTTTTTTCGCCGTAAGGTGGAAACCGCCGCAGTACTTCACGGGGGTGGAGGTACTGCGGTTTGGTTTTGGAGTCAATCATGCCGATGTTCATTGACTTATCTTCAGAAGCCTCACTGTCCACAATCGTGACAGAAGACTTCATACGCTCAGTCAAAAGGAATATCGGGTTCGATCCTGAGACACCCACAGACTCTCTACCTGTCGATATTGAAGAACTTTTGCACGAGTGCATCAGCATTTGTGAACGAGAACAATGGCGTTTCCTGCTGCGTAAGACAGTCACTCTATCACTGCCTTACGAAGCCTTTACATCAGCAGATCGCCTGATGTTTTTGCCGTTTGGTCGAGTCACACAACTGGAGTCATTCTCCTATGTGCAGAACGATGGTACATCAGCTAACGTCAGTGCAGCGGACTACACGATCTACACGAATGAACCTTCAAAACTATGGGCCGAAGACTGGTCAGAAGTCTTTGAAGATGTCAACGACGAGCAGCCCTATCCGATTACACTATCATACACAACCGGATATAGCGGCTACGACAGTGTACCAAAAGCTACGATTCGGGCACTGAAGATCCTTGCCTACCACTTGTTTGAGTACCGTGATGCAGTCTCTGAAGGTTCTGCTTCAGAATTACCTCAAGGCTACACGCACCTCCGAGACCTCGATCTGTTGAATGATCATCGTGCTGTTCGTTATGTGACTGATGACTGGAAGAAAGTAAGTCGCGGATGAACAAATACAATCGTCGAGCACGACCAAACCTGCGACACACCTGCGAGTTCTGGATACCGT